TTGTGAGCCTCCCCTCATTGAAGGGGTTAAGGGGGCCGGGGGGACTTACCATCTCTCAACATTCGTGAAGCCTGTCCGCTCTCTTCTGAAAACTTTTTCAGGATGCAGCCTATTATGGCATGCTTTACAGACTGGGATCAGATTCCTTTCCTTCTCCCCTGTCTCATAGTTCTTATACCATTCACTCAATGCAAGCTCCGGATGTTCCCTCACATGGCAGACATGATGGACCGTAGACAACAGTCTCCTGTTCCCATCACCATCTGTATCATACCGTGTGATCTTCCCCTGCTTCCTGCACTCAGCACATTCATAGTGTGCAGCCTTGAGCACGGATGCCTTGAGCTTCATCCAGTCTTTACTCTTGTAGAACTTCCACAGCTGATCAGTCTCTATCAGTTCCCGGATCCACTTCTCAGTTACCATAACCATCACCATACAAAAAGACAGAGAGCTCCGTGTCTCTCTGTCTTGTCCCAGCTTACAGTATAGCAAACACTAAACATGAATTACCATGGTCAAAGTAAATTCTTCTGAGTGAACTCCTGCAAAGCAAAGCCGTGCAGTCTGTAGATCCACCGGATATCCAGGTGCATGCTCAGTGCTATCTGCTCCCACTTCTCCTGGTCAATGTATCTCATCTCAAGGATCTTGATGTATCTCTCATCATCCAGCTGGTGGATCTCTCCTATGATCCGGTTCTTCATGTCCACCAGCTGATCAATCATCTCAGTGACTTCCTTCTCCAGATCTATCCACTTTGCTACAGCATCAGACATCTTGTCACCGGATGGAGATGACTGCACTCTGTCACTCACTAAGACAGATCTTGTGCCGGTGGCCAGGAGCTTCAGCTCTTCCACCTGCTTCAGTCTCCTGTTGATCTTAGCATCCAGCACACCGATCTGTCTTAAATATTCCTTAGCCGTCATTCATTCTTACCTCCTCATATTTTGTCAAAGTAGTTGTCAGAATGGAAATGTCTGAATATCCGCATAAATACTGGTTTGTCAGAATGTCAGAATGAAAACCCTTACTCTTATATATTTTTTCTTTTTATACCTGTTTAATAATATTTTTCCTATTTTATAAGAAGTTACGGTTTTAGTTCTGACATACTGACAAACCGCATAAACAAAGGGTTTTTCTTCTGACATTTCATTCTGACATTGTCCTGACATTCTGACATTTCTGTTATTTTTCCTGTTCTATTTCTGCAGATCCGTACCACAATCTCATCCATGCTGCATAAAGGATTGCATATCTTTTCTTGTAAAAGTACCGGACTTTACTCTGATCCTTGACTTTGACTATCCATTTCTTATGTGTTCTTCTCCATTCCTGACACCACTCCCACTGTTCCTGATCATCTTCTCTGCTTGCCATCTACCTGTACTCCTTTCCTGTCAGCATGTCCTTGAACACTATCCTGTTCTCTATCCGGAAACCATTGATAGATGCCACATAATCAAAGTGCTGCATCATGTCCCGGATCCTTTTGTTTACATCCTTCTCTTCCTTTGCTATATTATTTACTGCATCACATGCAGTAGGATCAGGATATCCTTCTGCATTTACCTTCTTCATTTCCATCCCTTCCTCTCAGCTATACATACTATACCGATCATAAACACCAGCATTCCTCCCAGGAAACTGATCACACTTACTGCTATCATTTGTGCCAGGCTAAACATCTGCAGTCCCTCCTTGTATCTCAAAGACCTGAACTCTTTTATCTCCTACCCTGATCTGCCTGCTTGTAGTACCAAGGATATTATTCAGCTGCTTACTGAATACTTTATTACCTACAGCTGTGAATCCATTCTCATTGCAGAATACAGTATATCTCCGGTAGACATCACGTGTGGGAATGTTCAGGATGTCTGTCTCTACATCCATCTCTTTGATGAATGCCAGGATAGGATTGTTTGCTTCATTGTATTCAGCCAGCTGCTTCTGTACCAGGCTGGACTTAGTGAATCCACGGTTATCTGCCAGGACTCTTCTCAGGCCCTGCACTCCCAGTCTGATCATGTACTGCACCGGCTCCGGCTGCTGGAGCTTATACTTCAGGAATGGATCATAATCCTTCTGAGTCTTATCAAAGACAGCATTGAAGGGAATGATGATCAGTCTGTCCAGGACAGCTCCACCTCTGTCCCTCATCCGTGGGATCTCATTGGCAGAGAAGAGCAGCTTTACATACGGATCAAAGTGAAAAGGTGTCAGTCCTTTGTATTCTGCCTTGATCCGGTTCCCGGCCACCACCTTCTTGAAGATGGCTACCTGGGATCCCTTCAGGAACTCATCACCGATATCATCACCGATGTTGGCCAGCTTCCCAAACATCATGGAAGTATTGAACCTGTCACCGATCTCAGACAGATCCAGGGCAGATACATTGTCATCTCCCAGGATGGCCTTGATGCAGTCAAGGTATGTGGACTTTCCTCCACGCTTATTCCCTGTCAGGATGAAAGCTTTCCGGAGCTCATTCCTCCGGAAGAAGCAGTATCCTATGCATTCCTCCAGCAGGGCACGGATGTCCGGATCCTGACATGCTATGTTATCCAGGACATGATCTACCAGATCACTCTCAGCATCCGGATCATAATCCCATGGGATCTGATTAGTTATCACCAGATCCGGAGAGAATGGCAGCATCTGATCTTCAATCACATCCAGGACACCATTGGTAAAAGCAACATACCTGGCATCCGCTGCCTTCATTTTCTTTGCGATCAGGAGCATGTAGTCCATGACTTCCCTTCTCTGGGATTTCCTCAGATATGGGATCTCAGTGATCATGGCCCTCTCAATGTCTGCATTCCCTGAAATATATACTCCATTCTTATAGATGTGCAGCTGATCATAGATGCTGACTACCTTGTGCTCCTTTACCAGCCACTTAGCGAACTCATCAAAGAGGAATGTCTTACCATTGAAGAAGACCGGCTTCTGGAAAGCTTCATCTCTCAGGATGGTATCAAGCTCCGACTCCGGCAGCGGATCAGAGAGCACAAACTCATTAGCATTGCTGAAGATGTCCCGGATCCGCTTCTGACTCAGCCGGAGCTGAGACTGCAGAACCAGGATGTACTTGAACAGGGAAGTATTCCTTCCTTCACCGTCCGTCATTCTCCACAGGTTCACCGCAGTGTCCACCGGCAGGAGCTCATCCGGCACTTCCTGGTAGACTTCCTCCGGATACTTATCATAATCTGGTGGGAACCGTTCTACACCATCAACCTTCAAAGGGATGTATGTGGATCCGAAATGGATGTCTGCCACCAGTCCCACTGCAAGCTTTCTGTCAGCTCCGTTCTTAAGGTACCTGTTAGTATTCCTCCAGTAAGTGTGTCCACCTTTGGCAGATGGAAGTGCCAGGCATCTCCATTCATTGGCTTCAGCCATCTTCAGGAAGTTCTCATACATATCCTTACTGTCAAAGCTGATATCTACATACCCCGGATTCAGAATGGCACCAAAGCAGTCCTCATGGCAGACCTCATCAAAGTCATTGATGTGATCACGGCCCTTGACCTTTTCTGCAGGCTTCTTTCCCCTGCCTTTTACATATGTTTTGAATATATCTTGATTTCCACTCCATTCCACGCTCAGCACCTACCATTCAGAGTCAAGAGCAGCAGTCTGTTCTGTGAGAGTCTTTTCTGCTGTCTTTTTGTAACATCATAAAGCTTTTTGTCTGCTTTCCACTGCTTGTCCATTTCCTGCAGTTTTTTCCTCCACTCAGGCCGTTCATCTTTCCGGATCGGCACACCGTTGGCCCTCTTGCCAGCTTTGTACTGGTTCCTCTTTTCTTCATAGGCCGTCTTGTGGTCCATATAATCATTCACGGCTTTTCTGGCCATCCGTTCCATTTCTATGTTCCTTTTGTCAAAGTGCTCCAGGATCCTGTCCACCAGATCTACCGGATCTTCATCTGAGATCAGGATAACCTTATACAGCTTCCGGATATTCGGAGCAGATGCTGGAAAAAAGCAGTTCATATTTATGATCATCTTCCCTTCCGGGTATCGTAACCTTAATTCATCAAAAACCATATTTCACCTCCGTTCTTTCATGACCAGTGCCAGTAATAAGAATCCGCACCAGATGACATATCCGGTAGCATCCGGATTTTCTATCAGGAAGACGGATCCGTATAAGATCACTATCAGCTGTAATAGTCCGTTCATGTTATCCCTCCAGTCCAAAGTGCTTCAGACGTTTTTTAGCTTCTGAGATATACCAGTCCTTATCCAGTTCCGGAGGACACTCCACACCTGTCACATCTTCATTGAAGATGAAGCACTTATCCGGAGTGTTTCCGAACTTCTTCCGCTCCGTCCTGCCTTCCTTCACTCTGCAGGTCAGGAGTCTTCCGGCCTTCGGATCCTTGGAAGCAAACACCCTGTATGACTTATTCACATACTTCCTGGTGTCATCATAGACCAGCATCTTGCCGGCCCTCCTGCCGGTCTTTGTAAACTTAGGTTCTACATGCGTGTTTCCATACTCATGCTCTACCCATTCAAAGAGATCAGAAAGCTTAGCTATCTTCTGGAACTGTATTAGCTCATTGCATTCATTGATGGTCTGCTCCACCGGTATCTTATTTACCATATATTCAACCAGGGCTCTGTTGAGGATAGGCAGGTCATAATCTATAGGACTGAGCTCCTTGACATAACCTCCCCTCCTCTCAATCCCACCATCCAGATCTACCCAAAGATAATTATTCACGTCTTTCTGGTAGATCTCCTTGACTACATCCAGTCCCAGCTTTATGCTGCATAGATCTGTGCTGCATCTTTCCTCCCATTCATAGCAGATGTCATCCACCTGGTAAAAAGCTTCGTCTGTGTCCGGAATGCTGATGATCAGACCATCCGTGTTGGACTGGATCAGCCGAAAGCCAGGGACCACCTCCAGATGCTCTATGAGATCCAGCAGCATCAGCTGGCCATTGATACACATGGAGTTATTGTTCCTGGCATCATAGGCCGGATTGGTCTTGTCCTTCATGGCTCCGGAAAGAGCATTCAGGATCTTCTTATATGGTGCCTGCTCTGCCTTCTTGCCTGCTGCCTTCAGGGCCATCCTGGTGTCATATACGTTCTTGTACTGTTCCGGATGTCTTGCTGCCCTTGTGATCAGTCCGTGAGCTATCAGCATAGAAGGATAATAGGATCCCACGTCAACATGCAGCAGATATCCGTCCACATGTACTGGATGATCTATGGCACCGTGTATCCCTCCCCATCCAAATGTATGAGGGATGCCGGCCACAGTGATCTCCAGAGACCGGTCATAGAAGTACTTCCTCCAGCAGTATTCATCTTTCCATTTACCCTTCCACTTGTCCTTTGGCTTGGTCTCCGGATCCGCTGCTATGCGTTTCATGTCTTCCGTGCAGTCTTCTACAGCGGCCCGGAACCAGTCGATCACATGAGCATACTTCTGGATCTGCAGACATGGCAGGAACTCATATTTAAATTCATCACCATAGTTTTTCTTCTTGCAGTCCATGACCTTAGCTGTGATCCGTGCTTCCGTATCACCTACATGCTTCAGATCCAGGCCAAAAGCCTGCACAATACCAAACTGAGCCTGAAAATCTGCATATCTATGGAGAAATACTTCAATAGTCTGCTCTACATCATGTCTGCAGTAGAAAACAGTCTGCTGGATCTCTTCCTCTGTCAGCTTCCGGTCAATGTCAAAAGGTACGGAAGTCTCTTTGATGTTAGATCCCATGAAGCCTTCCAGTGTCTTCAGGCCAATGGGAGGATTAGGCATCACATCATAATTGTTGACATGTACATCTCTCAGGAGTGGTGAGTACTGCCATGGTTCACGCTTTTTCACAATGATCCAGTCATTTAGCTCCTTCACCTTCTCCGGAGTGTCACACAGATCAGAAACAATTCCCTTCAGGATGTACTGATCATAATGCCGGCTGTTATATCCGGCCCAGATGTCATACTGATGGATCCGGAAGAATTCCTGCAGCTTCTCCTTATCATTGATGATCACAGTCTCTTCTTCATGTTCCCTGGTGATGTCGATCAGGACCACAAGCCAGTCATGTATGAATACCTCAAAATCGTAGAAGATCATGATCTTCACCTCCAATAAAAGGGGAGGGAATTACTTCCACTCCCCTCTTTTCAGGTCTTAGATATCAAATACTTCTTCTACAGTGAAGTACATGTTTCTGTATGGTTTTCCTGTGTTCGGATTCGTTTTGTTAGACAGACGGATCTCATAATCCAGGTCATAACCTAAGTTCTCACACATTTCAGCAGCATCTGCTATAAAGTCAGTAGCTTCATCTACACCATGACCAAGAATGACAGCAATGGTCTCAATGCTCATGTCCTCATCATCAATCAGAGCAGATAGGAGCTTTGCTGTCTCATAGATTCCATGAGAAAAGTGATCATCAAATGTACCATTGTAGAAGATCAGACTGTTCTTATATTCTCCACTTGTGATCTTGAAAGAGATATTGATCTGATCAGTTCCCCAGGAGGATTCTCCTACTTCCATCTTGTTCACTACCACCGGATAACATCCGGAAGGGACTTCACGGAAGTTTCCCTGGTTCTTTTCTTGTTCCTTCATTGCTTTCTGTACAGCTGCTTCTTCCTTTGCGGATACTTTCCTTTTCCATTTATTCATCTTACCCATTATCTTTTCCTCCTTGATCTTCTTGTTCTTGGTTTCTCTTCTACCGGTTCTTCCTCTTCAGGGAAGAAGGGAACTTCTTCATCTGCGTCCTCCGGGATGTGCATGAAGCCTGTTTCCTCTACGGCCTGCTTAGCTGTTTTCTTCTTCCTGCCATTCCTTCCGCTGGTGGCAATGGCTGAGCTGGCAGCATCATACTGCTCCTTGGAGATCTCCACACCACCTTCCGGATCCGGTTCACCGGCACGGATCAGCAGGACATTATCATCTGCTTCAATGAAAAAATACCGGTCATGATCAGGCAGGTCCTCCGGATCCGGAGCAGCTTTCTTTTTCTTCCTGGGTTTTCTGGCCGGTTTTTCTTCCGCTTCCTGACGGTCCAGCTCTTCCGGATCGTCCTCATAACTGTCCGGATCCGCTGAATCATCAATCAGGAAGAGACCGTTAAGAGCATACTTCCTGGCATAACTGGAAGCAGCTCCGGTCAGCTGACTGTCATCAGACTTCTTCCGGTCCTGCTGTTCCCTTGCATAAGCACATACACTGATGCCTGTCTCAGATTCCGTGTCCTCCAGGCAGACTGTAGCTTTCACATAGTACCGTTCTCCGATCAGCTCTACCGTGTCACTGATGGTCAGCATCACTTTATTCTTTTTCAGTAGTGGCTTCAGAGCTGTGAGGATATCTTCCGTACTCCGGTAGGAGTATCCACCAAAACGGTTATTTCTTTCTTTTGGAGCTTTCAGCTCCTGCTGGATGTTCAGCAGTTTCTCTTTTAATTCCATATAGTCCTCCTTACAGATTCACATCTGATGAAATGTAATAATTGGCTTTTACGGTCTTACACCATTCTTTTATGCTGACCTTCAAGTCCTCATCCTTGGTATACTCCAGCAGGAAGCACTGTACTTTCCGCTTGATGGACTTCTTGATCAGAGACTGGTAGAACTTCTTATCATCAGCTTTCTGCTTTCCAAACTTACCCTTACCGGAGTAATTGATGATCCTTGAGAATACTTCTTCCTGAGTGTATCCATTGATGTAGCTGGTCAGTGTCTCTTTGCGGTCAATGGCATCATCTACCCATTCTGATCCACCATTGATCATGATGTATCCCTTCATGGCCTTCAGCTTCAGGAAGACCGCTGCCAGTGCTGTGAACATGGCTTTGCTCTTGTATTCTGAGTACACGTCAATGTTATCCAGCCACCAGCCATCATAACCGGCATCCAGGAGATTCTTTGCCCTGTTGGCTAGGAACTTCCTCCACCCGGTCTTCCGGACATCCACATAGTATTCTTTTGGCCAGTCAGGCAGCTGCTTCAGTTTGTACTTGTTGTAGGTCTTCCACCAGCTCCGTTCTTTTTCAATGGTGCCAACAGAGAGATAGGCAAGGACTTTGTATCCTTTATCCTTGATGACCTTGACCTCATCTTCTTTGTAGTCCTCCGGTTCAATCACGATGATGCCGGATCCTTTTTCCAAAGACTTAATATTCACTTTGGTTGACAGATATACTTTATAAGTCACGTGATCAGTCCCTCCTCCCTCATGCATTCTGTAGGAACATCAATGTTAAGCTCTTCCTGGATGGTCTGAACATAATCAGACCAGTCACACAGACCTTCACTCATACAGTCTGTCTTGAAGGCCCACCGTCTGAGGAATCTCAGACACCTCTTCTTTCCAAACTCAAATTCATCCCGGAGCACCATCAGTGCCATGCAGGTGAATGTTTCATACATGCACCATTTTATTGGAGCCGTGGCTTCTGCTATCTCTTTCTGTGTCACTGCCAGTTTGACAGGAGACTTTCCACGCTTCCGGATCTCTTCTCTGATCAGATCAGCACCTTCTTTACATCCGGCATCCCGGAGCAGTCTCCATGCCATATCAAGGCCCTGGTCTCTGCCCCGGTTATACTCCTGCATCTTCCGGTTATTCATATCATTCCTCCTGATCGGATTTCTTTACTGTATTTTCTTGGATATCTACACGCATGTCATTACCAAGTACAGCATCTCTGAACCAGCTCACCATGAGTCCGGATACCACAAGCTTTTCTGTTTCATCCTGGATCAGACAGCTGAGCACTGATCCCAGGCAGGTAGTAGAATGTTTCAGAATATCCAATGGTTTTCCGCTTCCCATCAGCATGGATCCTGCATCCGGATGTTCTGAACCTCTTTCAGGCTGCACTATAAAAGCCATAACTGCTTTACCTTCCATCTCATTGGTTACTTCTCCATCTGTAATTGTGATCTTGACCATGTTATTCCTCCTTCACGTTCTGAATACTTCCCATTACGTCTATCACTTCATTGCAATCTTTTGCTAACTTGTACCAGTCGCTCACCAATTTATCCCTTGAAGAGTAAGAAGATGACTTCGTACCACAATCTTCACATTTGATCTTATACTCTGTTGGTGCTGCAGATCGGATGTGTTCGTTTTTCATCATCTTTGCAAGCCCACCGCAAAACGGACATATAAAAGTATTTTGTGCCATCAGTCTTCCTCCTTATCATCTGGTGCAAATTCAAACACCGGTTTTCCGTCCACATGCACCTTGCAGATGTCAAATAAGCCATATGCAGCCCAGTCACAGCCCTTGCCTTTGACATGTCTTCCGATGCATTCACAGTACATAGCATTAGGATTCTGGCCGGCATCCTTAAATTCCTGACCAGATGCCACGTTCCCACAGCGTGGGCACTTGAACTTATAATCCTCATACTTGTCTCCAAAGAGTCTCTTACCTTCAGCAAGCCACTCCTGCTGTGTGTAGTTCTTTCCTTCCATCAGTCTTCATCCTCCTTAATATTTTTCTTCACTTACTCCATAGCAGTGCCGGTCAGGATAGCTTCTCTCAGCAATAATGTGATAGTCTGTGACCTCATCTTTTCCAAAACTGTGAACTAGCAGTGTGTCATCACGATCTACCATGAAGATCAGTTTCTTAATGATCCACCAGATTAACTTCTCCATTTTCATCTCCTTAGTTGAATGGCAGTTCTTCCTCCTCCGGATCCGGAGCAGGCTCCTCCACCGGAAGTGATTTTCCTTCTTCAAACTGAGCACACCAGTAATCTGCAAAATGCAGCAGTGTCTGCAGCGGTCTCTCATGGTTTTTCAGATAGTAGGCCAGGGATCCGTACATCCCATCATGGTAGAGGATGGCAAAATACTCTTCCTCTGTCAGCTCAATGTACAGATCTGCTTCCTTCACGCTCAGCATGGGATGATCCACATGGACCAGTCCCCTGTTCACTTCAAAAGGTTTCTTCTCAGATCTCTTGTACTTCTGTTCCGGATTGGCTTTGGTAGGCCGTCCGTCCTGGATCATGTTCTCTGCATAGTAGACCTTATTCCAGGCTCCACACTTTCCAAGATCATGGAGACCGGCCACGATCCGGATGCTGTTCCTCATCTCTTTGAACTTCTCCGGTCCCAGGAAGACTTTACCGGCCTTTTCTGCCAGCTTCATCACATTGGCTGTATGGACCACCAGGCCACCTTCACAGCAGAGATGGTTTCCTCCGGAAGCCGGAGCCTTGTAAAAACCAATCTCTTCCATGTGAGCCAGCAGATCCATGATCCCTGGTCTTTTCGTTGCCTTCAGTGTCTTTTTGACATAGGCAGCGGATTCATTAACAATATCATTCATATTCTTTTATCCTTTCTTCAAATACTCTGACACACAGTTCCATGATATGCGGATCCTTGTCTTCTATGGCCATGATCAGATGCTGGAACACTTCCAGGTCTTTAGGGTACAGAAGGACAGCTAGTCCTCCGGATTCCCTGATCCGGTGCAGTTCCCTGAGCTGCAGAGCGGAAGGTCTTCCTCTTGTGGCCTTGAGCTCTATAGCCACAAAGACTCCTTTACAGCAGGCCAGGAGATCTGGCACACCTTTCCTGGTGTAGCCACCACCTCCCCAGTACTTTACATACCAGCATCCACGTGCCTTCAGGAATGCTTTCACTACGTTCTCCAGGTTTTTCTCTTCTCCCATTACTTACCTTCCGGCACCTGTCGGTGCCTATTCAAAGATTAGAGATTGATCCAGCAAGCTGGGGCCACTCCGTTGCTACCGTAGGCATAATGGCTGTTGACATTACCTGAAGGACTGATGCTACGGACACTATGACCGCTACCAACGTTCGGAGAAGCTGTCCAATACCATGTAGTATAGTCATCTTCATCAGTGGCTATCCTGTCCAGTTCATCCGGCATGTACTCCAGTAGCTGATCCACTGTCAGCAGGAAAAAGTCACCATCCACCAGCTTCAGCATCTCATCCGGAAGCCAGAACTCTGACCGGACATACTTCTGGATGTCTGAGCCTTCATAGATGTTGCTGCCATCTTCATTGAATACATGATCCCTGATCTTGGTGCATTTCCAGATCAGAGCCTTGCCGTCCTTGATCTCCAGTACCTTCCACTGACATCCTTTTATCTGGATCTTGTCTCCTACCATCAGCTGATTCTTCTCTACTTCCATTTCTACGATTCTCTTTACATTCATTTTGATTCTCCTTCTTTGGTTTAAAACTAAGACAACAGTAATTTCTTGATCTTTCCATGCATCGGTTCTTGTCAGCACAATCAGTGCAGGTCATATCCTTCACGTTTCAACCTCTCAAACCATGGCTTAGTATCCATCACGTAGCCATTGGCATAGGCCACCAGGAACAGCCATCCTCCTGAAATCAAATAAGCTGTAAATACAAGCCACGGATTCCAAACATCCGCTGCACATATGCTGAGAATGAACATGAGCAGCATGAGTACAGTGATTGTCTTCACCATGGTGATACGGACCCTATTCATAGTCTTTTTTGAATAACGCATCTGTATAATCCTTCCTTTCTTTTAATGTCTTCAGGATCCTGGTCTCTATGGATCCTTTACAGATCGGTATGTAATAAAAACATTTCTGCTTCTGCCCTATTCGGTGGATCCTCTTCCTGGACTGTTCAAAGAGCTCAGAGCTTTCCGGAAGAGTGAAGTAGATCACCCTCCTGGCCTTCTGCAGGTTCAGGCCATAAGCTCCTGCCTGGTATTGGATCAGTGTCACACTGTCCGGATCCTGCTCATATGCTCTCAGGTCTTTGGTGGATCCGTTGACCACGGACACCGGCCTGTCTCCACATAGACCCTTCAGGAGCTCCATCTCAGCAGTAAAATTGTAGAAGATGATCAGCCGGTCTTCAGTGGACTCAATAAGATCCCGGACCGCTGCCAGCTTCTCCTTGTTGTACTGTCCACACAGCTGCCTGGCATACAGTCTGGCCGTCAGTGTAGTATCACCGGCAAGCTCCCTGCCATCCACCGTGATCACCCAGTCCTTCATAAACTTCTTATAATCGGAGCTGGACGGGATCCGGAGCGTTATGTCCTGCTGATCCGGTAGATCTATGCCGAATTCTTCAGTTTTCATGAAGATGCATCCGTACTCCCTCATCTTTTCTTTCAGCCGTGGTACATTCTTATATCCCTTCACTACCGGGATCCTGTAACCTGTCTGATAGTTTTCTATGTAGTCCCATATCACATAGGTCTGCTCATAGAGCTTCCGGCTGATCGGCCATCCCAGGAGATGCATCTGAGTCCATAACCGCTCATATCTTCCGGATGTCGGTGTTCCGGAGAGCAGTATCACATTGGCCGGATCCATCCGGAGGATAAATCTAGTTCTCTTGGTTCCGTGGTTCTGGATCAGAGATGACTCATCCAGTATCATGGTGAAGTCCTTGAGCTTCAGCAGATCTTTCCTTCTCCATACCAGGTCATAATTGATCACGGCTATCATGGAGTAGGTTCCCAGGTTCCGGAAGAATGCTTCAAAATCCTTAGCTTTTGTCAGGTCATAGACTTCTGTACATCCGTACACTTCCCGGAAGTGATCTACCCAGTCAGCCACCTTGGACTTCTGGCAGATCACCAGATTGATATCACTTCCCAGCTCAAAAGCCTTCTCAGATCCTATGAAGGTCTTCCCTCCACCCATGTCTATGTAATAGGCACACCGGTTGAAGTTTTTGGTCATCTCCAGAGCTCTCTTCTGATGCTCATATAACTGGATGCTGATCACCTCCCCTATTGAAATATTGCATTTTACGTTGTAGAATCATTCTTATAGATCCCTTCTCTTGTCAGATGGTTGATCACGGTCTGAACAGAGCATCCTACATCATCAGCGATCCATTTTAATGATCTGGGAGGATCCGCTGTGTAGAGTGCTACTATCCTTCCGTGGTCAATCTTTTTTTTTGTCTGTACAGACTTTGTTAGTAACATGTTGGCCAGACAGTAATCATGATAGTGTTTTACTTCACCTTCCCTGGTGAAAGAATCATCTCTGGGATTGACATTGCCTGTCATGATGGCCTTCACTTCATCTGTGATCTTTTCTCCACAGCAGTCACAAAAATATTGGATATTGACCTTTTTCATTCTTCTATCCTTCCTAAAAGATCAGTGTGAACAGGTTCCATGATGCATAAATACAGGTGGTAGTGTTGTGCAGGACTACATCTATCCAGGAAGCCATGAACCACAAGACCAGTGCAGCGGATATCCCTGTAGCTATCTTCTCAATCATCTTTTCCCTCCTTCCTAAACAAGCAGCTTAAAGCTGAGTATCTTTTCAAGCCGGATCAGCTCCTTTACATTGAGTGCTGCAGGATTCCTCATCCTACGATTCCAGGAGCTGAGACTCATATGCATGTGGCAGGCCATCTCCTGGTTGGTATATCCCAGGAGATCCTGCCTGGATCGGATGGTCCTTTTAACCTCTTCAGAAGTTTTCATCTGCTTCACCGTCCCTTACACTCTGGATCTCACCACCACAGGCTGCATAGCCGGCAATGTCTATCCAGTTGTCTACTACCTTCTGACCGGAAGCCACTCTTGCTGTCTTCAGCAGGATCATCATGGCAGCAACGTCTGCCGGGAGAATGCAGGCATTCAGGTACACACTCCAAAGAGCAGCTATCCTGGTGAAGTTGTCTTCCGGAGTACCATAAGCTTCCTCTCTTTCACCATTGGTAATCTGATTGGCCTTCTCAAGGATCCCAGTCCTATTCATAAAAACTATCTCCTTTCCTTCTGATGGACGATCACTACGGTAACCATTTCATCTGTTTCATCAGTGATCCAGATATCATCATTTCCATGCTCTCTCACGTATTCCAGGACATGGTCCTCATACCAGTATCCATTCAGTACTCCATGGATCTGAAGCTTCCGGTCACCGTTTACACATCTCTCATGAGCTTCATTCAGTGTCTGCATGTTTTTCATCCTTTCCAAAGTGGAATGTTATTCCACCTTTGAATTAAAAAAAATACTGTTTACTTCTTCTTTCGTTAAATGCAGCAGATCTTTCAGGATCATTACCTGGGTGAAAGTCCAATCTGATCCATCCTTTAGCTTCTTGTAAAAGCCTTGTGGAGTCAGTCCTACCTGTTCAGCCAGATAAATGACCTTATATCCGGATCTGTCAATTTTTTGCTTTAACAGTACGGTATTTGTCATAAGTGCCCTCCTTTCATAAAAGTTGAATATTATTCCACTTCCATCATCGTAGCATGTAGTTGAGTAATAGTCAACAAAAATTTATAATTTTCTCGTATTAAGTTGAATAATTAGCAATTTTCATGTAAAATAGGAAGTACCGATGGGAGGGAGGGGATGAAATGACTACAGAAGAAAAGCAGGAATACTTGAAAGTGTTTGGTGAATATGTGAGATATTTACGTCAGAAAAAAGGATGGTCTCAGGAGGAACTAGCCACCAAATGTGGGTATACATCCGGTACCAGGAAATCTACCATTCACAAAATAGAAGCCGGTAAATCAGATTTGTCTGCTTCAAAAATCAAAACATTGGCCAGTGTTTTAGGAGTATCACCTGCTGATCTAATAGATCCACCATCAGAAGCACGTGATGAGATGATGGTCTGTGAACTGTTTGAACGCTGTCATGGAAAAGAAGCATTCCAGATGGTACAGAGCTTTTTGCAGTTGGATCAGAGTGACCGGCTGATCATCTATGGTGAGATTTTAGGAATGCTCAAGGCAGAGAAGTACACCCAGAAGGAAAAAAGATTAGAAGCATAGGAAATATAATCTATTACAATTTTAGGAAGGAGAAATGAATGATGAAATTTGAAGGGTACAGAAGTAGTATGGAATTCACAGATGGGATGCTAAAAGTGTACAGGAAAAATATAGGCATCCAGGACATTAACATAACCATTCCACTATCCCAAATCACTGCTGTAGGTATGATCAAGCCATCACTGGCCGGCAATGGTGTTGTATATGTGTTGACACCTTCCAGTAAGCTTGCATCTGCTTCACTGATCACCAGGCAGGATGCCCTGAAGGATTCCGGATCCATGGTCTTTAAGAAGAAACAGCTGGCTGAAGCTCAGGCTTTTGTGGATGCTCTCAATATGGAGATCTGTAAATAAAAAAGACCGCTCCAGTTGCAGTCCGGAGCGATCAGGAAAAAGTGGTCTGTGATAAAACAAACCCAAGCACTTATATTTTATCACAGGCCCTTCTTAAAGTCACCCATTTTTAGGATAAAGGAGGGTTCTTTTAATGGCTAAAGCTAAGAAGTTAGCATCAGGAAGCTGGAGATGCTTGGTGTACTCTCATACGGATCCGGACGGAAAGAGAAGGTATAAGTCTTTTACCGCTGCCAGTAAGAAGGAAGCGGAATATATGGCAGCGGAATACACCATGAACAGAGATAAGATGAAGGATCCGGTCAACTGGACTCTGGGAGAAGCTATAGACAGGTACATAGATCTAAAGAGACCTGTCCTGGCTCCCAGCTCCATCTACCGGTATGAGAAGATCCGGAAGACCAGCTTTCAGGAGATCATGGATATTCCCCTGGTCCGGATCACAGACAACATGCTGCAGCATGCCATCAATGAAGAAATGAAAAGGACACCATATAACAGGACCGGGACCGTCTCTCCAAAGACTGTCCGGAATGAGTATGGACTGATTGCTTCCACGCTCAGAAGGTACCGTGGAGATCACAGTTTCAACGTAGACCTGCCTAAGAAGGCCAGGAGGATAAGAACATTACCTCTTCCGGAAAACGTCTACAGGGCCGTGTATGGGACTGATATAGAGCTTCCTGTCCTGCTGGCCATGTGGTTGTCTTTCACTATGTCAGAGATCCGTGGCCTTACCAGGAGCAAAAGCCTTGATGGAGATTACATCACGATCCGTGAAGTACTGGTGCATGTTGGTGGTGAGGATATAAGAAAAGACCTGGCTAAAGAGATCACCAGGAACAGACGGCATAGGATGCCGGAGCATATTAAGAACCTGATAGATCAGACGGACGGAGATGTGATAGTCCCTGTATCAGAGAAGGCACTATCCTATAGGTTCCGGAAGTGTATGGAGCGGAATGGAATGCCTGGCATCACTTTCCATGATCTCCGGCACATCAATGCTTCTGTCATGGCCATGCTCCGGATCCCGGATAAATATGCTCAGGACCGTGGTGGCTGGAAGACAGACCACGTCATGAAGAGTGTATACACAGAAGTTTTCTCTGAAGAACGTCAGAGAGTGGACACCGTGGTGGATGATTATTTCACTGGTTCTGTGTTGCATTCCGTGTTGCATGAGTAGGTCAAATATCGTATTTTCAGTACGAAATCTGACACTTTTGAAGGGTTTTCAAACCCTAAAATACCGCATAAAATAAGGGAGAGTAGCTGTTTTAGCCACTCTCCCAATTAACAGGGGATGAGAGAATCGAACTCCCATCAGAACCGCATAAACAGTGTTTATACTCTGCACTGTGTTGCATTCCGTGTTGTATTAAGCTTTTGAAATAAACTTCCCGGAAACAAAACCATAGTGACCATCTGCAGTCTTGATGTAGTACCAGGTAGATTTATTCTTATCATAGATAGCATCACAGATGCTGACCGTGGTACCTTTCTTCAGGACCGGATGACTCTTTATGGTGGGATTTTCGGATCCTGCCCATGTACGCACATTCAGAGTGCTGGCAGTGACCTTCCCCTTCATGTATGCTGCAGTCTTTGGCTTCCCAGTGCCGGACAGTGTAAACTTAGTCTTAGACTTTCCTACCGGAAGTGTGGTGCTGGTCTTTGCCGGAGCACTGGAAGACTTGCTGTCAAACTTAGGACAGATGTACCCACGGATGTACCTGCCATTCACCTGCAGCTCACGTCTCTTGACTGCATCACCATAGTTCCCTTCAATCACGGTGATGGTCTTTCCGGAGACCTTCTCCACAATGCCTACATGATCCGCTGCACCTTTGTTGTCTCCGGATCCGGAGTCCTGCCAGTCATACAGAATGATGTCACCGGGGTTAGGTGTACGGTTTTCATTCTCCACCCAGATACCTTTTTTCTTTGCCAGCTCTATCATCTGGACACAGGAGCATTCCAGTGGGATAAGATCTGTATAACCACATGCAATAGCACATGCAGATACAAAGGTGGCACACCAGCTGTCACTATATTTGACCTTGTATCCCCTGGCCAGTGGCTTATGAGAATTGTAAAGATCTATGATCTTCTTATGGGATCCATCACTCTCTTTACATCCCAGCCAGGACCTTGCCTGAGACAGAAATGTGTCTGCTGAGCTTGTCACTTTCACCGTGACTACTGGAGTCTCTTTCTTTTTTGCTGCAGCAGTCTTCCATCTCAGGACCTCTGTGATCCTCCTGTTTGCATAGGACCTGGAATAGTCTACCAGGATGCCATTAGGATAATGACTGTTTTTGACACATGCTCCACCACCCTCATACATCTTATAAGCGGATCCGCTGTATATTGAGATATGAGTCAGTTTCTCATAGCAGAGGATATCTCCCTTCTTCAGGAGACCCTTGTCAACTGCCTGCTTGACGGTCATGCCTATTGGTTCACCCTTGGTGATCCGTTCAAAGAAGGTCTTCACATCACCGGCATAGTATTTGCCAAAGGTACCGTTTGTGGTGCTGATCAGATACTTATCATTGTATCCTTTGATACCCATGTCATACATAGCAAAACGATCCGGAACCACGCAAGTGATCCCACACTGCTTACCTGTTTTTACAAGCTTTTTCATGTCAAAGAAACTCGTTATGGTAGTATCATATTTATTGATGATGCTCTTACTATGCTGCTTGATGTACTCATGGTATACGGCCAGCAGCTGCAGGTGTCTCTCCGGAGACGGAGTCACAGGATCCTTCATGGAATTCCATTCTTTGGCAGTCATCTCTGTAGTATTCCGGTCACACTTCTCATTAGTACTGGTGTATTGCCAGATATCACAGTACTTCCATACACCAAGATCATACTTCCATGCCGGAAGAGTCCAGCCTGTCTTCATGGGTTTAGGATATCCAGCAAACCACAAAGGAACTGTACCGGCCAGGCTGGCATTCTGCTTGCATCCATCTGATCCTGTATAAAGGATGCAGCGGATCCCTGTCTTTGCCTTCACCCGGTCAATGAATTTCTTACACCATGTCTTGGATCCAAAAGCTTTGTTCTGATTTCCTTCCCAGTCCAGGCAAAGGACGATCTTACCAAGATATGGCTTGACCACGGAAATGAAGTAATCCGCTTCTTTTACCGGATCATTCCCTGCAGCATAGTGGTAAGCTCCGGCCAGCTTACCATCAGCCAGGACACGTTTGATCATGGCAGTAAAAAAGGGTGTATACTTATAAGATACACCCTGGGTAGCTTTGACTATGACAAAGTCTGATTCTTTATATGCTTTTTCCGGAACACTCTTCAGAGTACTGGTCTCATTTTTTGAGTCACCATGATAAATGTCTATACCACGCATACTACTCTCCTTTTGCTTTCCGCTTCTTCATGACCTCATCACCTTCAAGGGCAGCCTGAGTGAAGCTGTTGTTTTTCCACCAGGTGATGATGGCCGTGATTACAGTAAATAAAGTACTGACCAGAAGCTGGACCGTTTCATCGTCAATAGGGATGACACTGTGTCCTGTTGCAGTCAGGATCTGATTGATCAGAGCCAGTGCCAGGCATATAGTTCTGTCTATTGTCCCTGGTGATATTTTTCTTCTCATGCTGGATACCTCCCATCTATTTGATCTATTTGTGTCTGTAAGATTCCTGCAGCATCCTTGTTATCAAGGATCTTCCACCTCTCCGGTTTTGGAAAGCGTGGATCATACGGCAGGACTTCACATCCTAGTACCTTAGCTTCAATGGCTGTCCGTCCTACTGCATAAACCTTCCGGAACTTGGCCATCATTTTAAGAAGTTCCACTCTTGGAAGACCTTCTATGATGTGTGTACCGTCAGGAAAAGTGATGCCTTTTCTTTTCGGACACCGTCCCACAAAAGCAGTGTCATAGATCTTCTCACACCGGAACTGCTTCACATACTCCACGTCAACGGAAAGAGGGAGACAGATCGGCATACCAAGATGGGAGACCTTGCCACATGTTTCTGGGATCCCACACACCAGGATAAGATCCTCATATGAGGACAGCCAGCTGTACAGGTCCGGGAATAAATTATTATGAATAAAGACTATGCTGTGATCATATGCATGACCTGGTACGTTTATGGTGATCCAATTCCTATCAGTTTCTATCATGGGAATGATATTATCTACAATCTCCTTACTGTAATAATATGCTCCATTCCATTTGTTATTCCCGGCAAGAGACCTCTTTTCACGGTAGGCCCTGCAATTATGATCTACTATCAGCACGTCTTCACTCTCCTATTTACTGCTGTCAAACCATTCAGGCTCAGCTATGTTAGACTCATCCAGCCATTTATTGAAAATGGTTGTCATATACCAGTCTCCATGAAGTACCTTGAAGTAGTGTTCACCAACAGTCAGGATCTCCTGCCTTTCCCCTGGTTTCAAAAGGATCAGCATAAGGAGTTGAGATCTCAGGACATCCTTCTCCAGTTTGATCAGCTTATCTGATATGTGTTTTTTCTGATCATGACGATTCACAAAAAACTGCACCAGGGAAGAGATGGCCGTGGATCCAACGATGGCCAGTAAAATCTGTGCTAAAGGTGACATACTTTAATACTCCTCTCCTACAATCTCAAAATACTCAGATACCGTAAGCTTTCCGGCTCTGGTAAGTGCTCTGATATAGGATTTTTTCCACAGACCTTCTTCATAGTATCTGAGAGCTTTTTCATAAATAGCACTATGTTCCATTATTCTTCTCCTTCCTGATCCTCATCGTCTCCGGGGATCTCAATGTCACACATGATGGCTACAAAGTCCAGATCAGCACGTGTCTGCCTTGCATCCTGCTCCAGCAGGGTGTTCTTTTTCTGCATCTCTCTGAGCTGTTCTCTTACCGGTACAAACTTAAACACTATACATACCTCCTATTCTGCATATAAACTGACATAGTAGGAGTCCATCTTTGATAGCAAGCTCCGACAGTCTCCCTTTTCAACATGTGCTCTCCAGGCTTTATAACACTCATCCACATGCTGCCTTGTCATTTCACCAGCTTTCACCCTGTCAACCAGCTTCCGGAGCTTCCTCCGTTCTTTGCTGATCTTTTTATGCAGCAGTGTCTGTACTACTTTGCCGGTCTCAGTCAGACGGAAAGAGAATCCAAGGAAGTGGACACCGTTCCTGATCGGCTGGATCCCGGTCTTCTTTTCATTCAATTCCAGACCAAGCTCATGGATCATTCTGGTGATCTCACTGAGACAATGCTTCAGATGATCCCGGTCCTCATGGATCAGAATGAAATCATCCATATACCGGACATATCCTTTTATCCGGAGCTGTTCCTTGATGTGATGATCCAGGTCATCCAGGACAGCAAGCTGTACCAGCTGGGTGATCTGTGAACCAAGACCCATGCCTTTATCCGGATCCTTATGGTTAAAGCTGTCTATGATCGTATAGACCTGATCCCTTACCCACTGATCCGGAACTCTTTTGGCTACTGCAGCCTTGACTACATCATGTGGTGTGCTTCCGAAATAGTCATGGATATCCACTTTCAGTACCCATCCATCAAGACCATGCTTCCTGTAGAACCTTTGCAGATGGCATTTCAGCCTTCCTCTGGCCATGTCGGTACCTCTTCCGGGAAGACAGGCACAATTATCATAAATGAAGCTCTTAGTCAGATATTCAGTTAAGTAATTATCACATAGGCTTCTCTGCACCACTCTATCCCTCATTCTTGTGGATACTATAGTCCGTGTCTTCTTTTCATGCACCACAAACACACTGTATGGTGATAACTTATATGTTCCATCTTCTAATTCTCTATGCAGTTTATGACAGTTCACCAGGGCATTCTTGATGAAGCCTGCTACTGAGTCTTTCCACATAACATTCCTTTTGCAGACAAATGCTGCTTTGTACAGTTCTTCAAAACTGCAGATCTTTTCTCTTGGAGATACACCGTTGATAGCAGTACCAGTTTCTGAGAAGCTGACTGCATCAGTGTCCGTTTGTTTGTCATCTTTTCCAGATGATCTGGATAACCGCTCCTTGTGTGAGTGCCCTGGTTTCAGCCTGGTGCTTACTACATGCTGGCCGTTCTCACAATCTAGGGCCACTCCGTTGCTATTGTTGGCATTATTGTTGTTGACATTACCTGAAGGATTGATGTTACGGACATTATTACCGTTACCAACGTTCGGAGAACCATATACACAGCCATTACCCATTGATTGATTCATAACGCTCTTTGTCCTTTTGGTACCACCCTCTGATCAGCCGCTGCAGGTTCATTACAAGACCTGTCCAGTGATCAATGTTAAAGGAATCAATTCCAAATCTTCTGTACGCTCTGTCAATGTTCCTGAGTAGTACATATGTCAGCTCCAGTGCTTCCAGCTGATGTGTCTGTCTCCGGAGAAGAGATCCATCTCCTGGTCTGACATATACGCTATTGGCATGTATGAGATGATCATCTATGTCCAGTGTAATCTGTACTATTCTGTTGGTGATACTCCACCGGTATCTTTTTGGAAAGTGTTTTTCTGCACATGTGATCTTTAGTGTATGATCACAAAGATCTCCGGAGACTGTGATCACCTTCAGATCACCTTCACTACGTTTTCCGGCTACTACTGACATATCAAGGACTTTCCTTTCTTTAAGATTTTAGGGCACCTGTCGGTGCCCATTATAGATGATAAGATGCGTGGCTACGCCACTACACAAGCTGGGGCCACTCCGTTGCTAATGTAGGCATAATAGTAGTTGACACTACCTGAAGGAATGAGGTAACGGACACAACCACCGATACCAACGTGCGGAGAACGTAACCACCAATACTGAGCAGATCCGGCTGCATTGGTCTTGATCCTGTTGGTATCTGCATTAGGATTATTGGATCCACCAGGTACATCACTGTTGGCTGCATAATACTGCCATGCATCACCCTTATCAGAGTTATTATCTCCACCACCAAAGACTTCCGGTCTGGAAGGCAGGAAGAACTTATCTACCGTGGTCTCATTTCCAGTACCAGCAGAAGCAGCTGCAGAGGAAGTGTCACCTGCTACAGTAGAAAGTGCAGTAAGTAACTCCACATCACCACAGATTTTGATGAACTCCGGATCCAGGCCATGTTTGAAGCCTGCTGTATTGGACACCCATGAAGGAGCTCTGTCCCATACGGTCTGAGGAGTCCACACGGATCCGGCTGCAGCTCCACTGTTGAGATGCTGTCTCATTGCACTGGTGCTCCACCTGTTAGATCCGTATCTCATCCTGTGGATACTATTAAGTCCGGATGCATCCTGTACTGCTATCAGAAGAGTACCCAGGCTGGTTCCTCCGGATCCGGCAGAAGGTGTCACTGTCTCAATAGGAGTGGTGGCAGCATTACTTGCCCACGTCTTGACTCCGGATCCCTGAAGAGGAGTCTTGTTATACGGCCAGTCAAGCGTGATCTGACCACCTGCAGGCACGGCCTGAGTCAGTGTGAACTGATATGTGGTACCTCCACCATAGCTGGTATCATAGTTATCTCCCAGGGTGATGTTATATGTACCGGCAGCAATACCCTCTGCAGTATAGAAGAACGCTTCCGGAGCATCAACCTGAAGACTGTACAGAGTCTTCTCAGACTGCAGGATCATGCCATACTGCTTGGTCTTGTCATGCAGTTTGATGTTTCCAATGGTAGTCTGACCATTCTCAATGAAGTCCATGACAACCATCCGGATCACGGAAGCCGTCTCCACTACAATGATGGTATCTCCTTCCGCTGCAGTTCCGGTCACACTCAGACCATAATCAGCCAGGATGATAGGATGTCCTTCATACTTCCATGCGGATCCATCATAGATGATCTCATATTCCTTCTCACCGGCTTCATCCATAGCTGCCACAAAGGTATCTTCATTCACGCTTACTGCAGAGATGCCTGTGTGAGTTCCCAGGGAAGCCTGTACAGCTGTTTCCCTGCCTACCTCTATTACATCACCAATACTGAAAACGGACGGAGCCAGACCCATCCTGACAATGCTCAGGACATCCTCATAGGACTCCACCTTCAGTCCGGAGCTCCCTTTTGCCATGACAGCAGTCTGCTGTTTGATGGCCGTCAGGATCTTCTCTCCGGTGTCATTCGTAAATAATCTGTTACTCATTAGTTACCTCCTTCCACTAACTGGCAGATATAACCTTCATTGTCTTTGTAAAGACCCAGTGAATCCAGGAAATAATCCGGATTATCCTGGAGAAATGCTTCAACTGCTGCACCTATAGAATCTGCTTCCAGTGCATCAATCTTACTCTTTAAAAGAGCATATACTTCTTCTGGTGACATTCTGGATCACCTCCTACTGCTCATACCAGGTCTTTGATTTCTTCTCAAAGAAGTACATCTTCCCGGTGTCGATCATGAAGCAGGAGGATCCTGTCTCTACATATTCAGGCAGCTTCTCCACGTCCGCTGACAGTCCATAGTAATGACGGATCATCCCTTCATTCCTTACACACCGGATAGATCCAAGATCCGGAGCCTGAGAAATGTCATCATACCAGACTCCATCTACTCTTCCTTTCATTTACTGATCCTCCTTCCTTACGTGCTCTCACTCTGACAGATATATCCGTCATCATCCACATATAACCTCAACTCATCAAACTGGCCACGGATGGCAGCTCCCATGGTGTTGTATGTTACACCGTTATGTCCCACACGTGCATCCATGATCTCAGTCTCTGCAGAAGCATCATAGTCTGCAAGGGCCTGATCTATCCTCCCGGTCAGTGTGATGATATCCGTCTTGTTCAGACCGATCTGCTCCAGAGATGCTGTCAGAGATGTCAGGACAGCATCAATGAGAGTCTTGGTATTATCCACGGCTGTCTTGATAGTCGCTGCATCTGTTGCGGATCCGGCTGCATTCGTTGCGGATCCGGCAGCTGCTTCCTTTGCAGTATTGGCCTGGTTCAGTACATAATCACACCGCTGCTGGAGCTCAATGTACCAGTTCTGCTCTTCCGGCTCCGGAATGATCTCTCCACCATTCAGGCCGTCAAAAACTTCCACATCAGTTACCCTGGTCTTCAGGACATAATCATCACCTACAAACTCAATGGAGAAGGACAGGACACCAACATCATAAGATGCAGCAGCCGGCACCAGCCATCCAAAACGGAGATTCTCATCATTACGCTCCACACAGATGGCTGCATTGATATCTGAGAATCCGGACTCTGTGATGTAGATGATCTGGATGTTCTTTGTAGACAGGTCAATTCCATCATAGTATCTGGGCATCTGGAAACGGATAAACTGTGATTTATTCTCACCGGACACCAGGACTTGATTGGTGATCACCTGCAGCTGCTTGGTGTCTTTATCCACCTCAAAGATCATGTCATCCGTATAAGTACCATTTTCATAACCATCTACCCATTCATATTCCATGCTCATGCATTCTCACCTCCTTATGCCGTTCTCTTCCACATATACACGGTCAGGAACGGTGGCATATTATTGTGAGCTCCACCACCTCCAGCAGATCCAGTGTTACCTGTACCGGCTGCACCAGTATTACCTGTACCGGCTGCACCAGTATTACCTCCACCTCCGGAAGCCACAGTGATAGTGTGTGTATGTGCTCCATTGCTGCTGGTACCATGATTGTGACCTTTCGTATTGGCTTGTGCGGCCCATTTTGCTGTACCAGTAGCAGCCACCTGAGACCTTGATACATTATGGCTGTGACCACCAGCAGAAGCACATGATGCTGTATGTGAGTGGTTTGGAGTGCTATGAGTGTGTGACGGTCCTGTATGAGTATGAGACGGTCCTGTGTGAGTGTGTGAAGGCATCTCACTGGCCGTCAGAGTGTGGGACTCTTCTCCTCCGGTAGTTCCGGCAGCACGTGCCGTACTCCTTCCCAGGAGGAAACGTCCTGTCAGCTCTTCCCATGTCCCACCAAACAATGTAGCAGGATTAACATTGGCCACACTCATATAAATAGACCCTACCGGATAGACTGCATCTGCTACCGAAGACAGAGAAGGAATCTCTGTGAACACCTTGGTTACAGACTCAATCTGAGCATTATTCAACCGTACATGGTACAATGGCATATCATCCGTAAGAGCACCATTGTAGATATTTCCGGATGTGATGGCAGGGGCTGAAGGAGTGGATCCGGAATTCACCTCTGTACCCTTGATCACTACCAGGGCAGCACTCTCTATTCCTGTACTGGAATCCTTACTGTACCTGAGTGCTATGACATCAATCCTTGTCTTGTTCTGATTACCATTCTGGATGGCTGCATCTTCTACTGAATTCTGTGGAATGATAATATGCCGGCCCTGGTTCACAGCATCACCGGATCCGATCCTCACCAGATTACTGGACTCTACAGAGTAAGCAAATTTTGTGCCGGTACCAAGGACATACTTACCATTTCCACATACACCGGCATTGAATCTGCCAGCATCAGCTGAGGATACATGACCTTCTCCAGCGTAACCTGTAATTAGTTCTATAGCCATTTATCCCACCTCATAAGATATAACAATGTCATCATTCTGGATCTTGATGATCTTCTTTACCACCTCCTGGATGGCATCCAATCCTGTGACATTTTCAACGGTTCCAACGATGTCACCCACATCATAAGTCTGTTCAGTCTCTTCAAGATCTATACCAAGATCATCAGAAGCATGGTATTCTGCCAGCTTCTCAATGGCAGCGGCCACCATGACAGCCATCCGGTCAAAATACTGTTTAAAGTACTGACCGGATACCCACTCTGGTGCTACCTTCAGATCTGTCTTAGAGTAGTAAGTATTAGCAGTCCATGTAGGAGCTGTATCACCCACCTGCTGATAATAGGTGCTTGCCTGCCATGTAGGTGGTACAGTAGTCTCTGTTTTGGTGTACTTTGCAGTCCCCTTCCAGGCAGGTGCCTTTTCATGTGAGTGCTGTGTATAATACTTCTTAGGTTTCCATGTGGGAACCTTGTTCTTCTTAGTCTTCTCTACGTTGTACCATTTTTTATTTTTGTTTTTCTTCAGTTCTTTCTTGGTAGCAGGTCTGTAATAACTTCCATAGTTAGTATTCCAGTCAGTAGGCTTGGATGTCTGTCTGTCATAAGTGTTCCAGGAGATACCAGGCACATTCCTATACTCAGAATGCGTACCATCATTGTAGATGTAGTAATAATCTCCATAGTTCTTCTTCCAGTCAGACGGCTGCTTCTTCTGTTTGGTATACTTAGTATTAGTCACTCCGGAAACCTTCTTATAGGTGCTTCCGTCCTTGTAATAATACTCTCCATAGTCTGCAGACCAGTTACCAGGCTTAGAAGTCAGGAGCCGGTACACTGTGACTCCTGACACACTAGAGTATCTATCAGTTTGAGCATTGTAAGTAAAATACTCTTCAAAGTTCTCAGTCCAGTCATATGGCTGCTTCTTCTGCAGGATATAACCTACATCCACCATCTCAACTGCTTTGTAAGATCCACCGGAATCTACCTCTTCACCATCAATGATCTCTATCTTAGGCTCATAATAGAAATATGCTTCACAGTTTGTAGACCAGTCATCTGGTTTACTGGTCATCACCACATAATTAGTAGTGATCTCTGCACTTGGTGAATCATAGATCTCAATGACTTCATCCTGATCCGTCATGATCCTGTGAGATTCATCCAGGATATAGTCTTCATCCTTCACCGGATCCGCTGTAGGATCCAGCAGATACTGCTGTACTCCACCATACTCATCCGTAAAAATGTGGATCACTGCTCTTTCCTTCAGATCTCCCTGACCAAGGCATATCATGTGATTCACTGGTCGGAAGTTCTTCTGGAGAGTAAAGTCCACCTGGGATGTATCAAACTCTTCATCTTGTGAATAGTCATACCTTGGCTCAGCAGACAGGACTATCATCCCATTGCTCCAACGGATCTGCAGCTTTGCATGAAACTCTTTCAGCATCTTTTTGATACCAGAGTAGGCATAGCAGTACCTGTCCATCTGATAAGCCACAATATCAATACCTGAGTCTTCAGTAGATGCCGTGAAAAGAGAAGAGAGACCGATCCGGTCAATGATCTCCTGCAGCACTTCATTGGCTTCACCAGACAGCACCAGGTAATCATTACCTTCCTCCGGACATATGACCTTCTTTTCCAGGATCCCATGCCAGGTCCTTCCTAAATATTGGATCTCATCACTCTCCGTATCCACCCGGATGGAATCTACGATCCCTCCATACTCTTCACCTTCCACATAGATGAAATATCCTTTACCACAACAGTGATCCCTCCGGTCCACGCTGCAGGTAAAGTCATTCTCATCAGATCCATAAGCCATATCCAGAGCATAAGACTGAAGGACACCCAGATCTTTCCTTGTCTCATCAGCATAGATCAGATCCATTCAGGCTCACCTCTCTCATCAAATATAGTTATATCCACCTTCAGTGTCTTATCCCTGCTCACAGTAGTAATAGCTTCCGGGATAGGTTCAAAGATGTAGGACTCTCTGGACCTGAGATGAAAAATGTTCTCAGAATTACCATACACATCATACTGTGTGATCTTTTTGGTCAGTGAGTTGATCACAGCACGCTCACCTTCTTCAAGGTCAGTCAGAAGCTCATAGACATGATCTCCTATGGTCACATTAGGATTGGAACATGGACCATAGAATGTCATTTCAAAATTGGCTTTATCTATACAGTCATTCTCAATGGTCTCAATGACTTCCTCCAGATCATAATCAAAGTCATCATAATCCAGGACACTTTCATCATAATCCAGTGATCCTGTGTTTTCTGAGTGATCCAGATACTGAAAAGTCTGTTTCCTTACCCAGAATGGATATACAGATATAAACCTTACTGAACGCTCAACTGCTTCAAATAACTCTTCAAATTCATCACTACTGGTTTCTATCGCAAAAACCTCTTTATAGAATCCATTCCACCAGAGCTTACCGGGCTTCAGTCTCCTGATATCCCTGTCAAAGGTCCTATGGATCCTGTACATCACCTCATTAAATTCCTCAGCTGTCTCAGTCATGATAGATAATGTCAGACTGGCTTCCTGGGTATCCTTATAGAATCTCTTCACCCTACCCAGACCATTTACTCCGGATATGGTGCTGTAACTCCATTTATTATCTGTCAGAGTCTCCGGAGATTGTGCAAAGATAGGAGAACTCAGGAAATCTATAATAGATCCATCGGATCCCTCATAATACAATGTCATTTACACAACCTCCCTTACTACTCTTCCAAGCTCCCTCTTATCCACATTGATGGTGATCCCCATCTTGGAGCAGGCTACTGCAAGCACATCAGCCATGAGACCATAGTCAATAGGCTGTGGCATAAACTTCTGAACAGCTGCTCCAATGTACTCCTGCAGCACACTGATAGGTGACACCGCTTCCGGTCCTGCTTCTCCGACTCCATGCCATCCGGCCAGAGTAGGAAAGAGGGTAGGTGTATCAAAGACAATACCTTTAGCATGCCAGGACACACTGAAGTGTGGCAGTGATCCCTTGCCACCAATACCAAAGGGAGGAGATCCTCCGGATACACTGATGTGTGGAAGCTGTAGACCTGAGAAGATCTTTCCGATCTTAAGAGGGAAGATACCCTTGATCTTGTTCATGATGCTCCTGATGGTGCTCTGAGCTGACTGGATCGGACTGGTCATGGCACTCTTTATAGCGTTGAATGTAGATGTCACAGTAGACTTGACACCATTCACCACACTGCTCACCGTGCTCCGGATCGCATTGAATACAGATGTTACTGTACTCTTGGCTGTCTGTACCGGATTAGTGATAGCCGTCTTGATGGCATTCCATACGGAAGTAGCTACAGACTTGATGGCATTGAATACGCTGGTGACCGTGCTCCGGATCGCATTGACCACGGATGTCACTGCACTCTTGACTGCATTCCACACTGTAGTGATCACACTCTTGATGGTGTTCATAGCAGTAGTGATAGCCGTCTTGATGGCATTGAATACTGCTGGCACTACAACCTTCAGAGTATTGATCACTGTCAGCACAACCGTCTTGATCACCGTAAATGCCTGATTGACTGCATTCCGGAAAGTCGTACTGTGATTATATGCATATACCAGAGCAGCTGCTAAAGCTGCCAGAGCAGTGATCACCAGGAAAATAGGATTAGCCAGCATTACCAGATTCAAGGCACTGAACAAAGATGTTACCATCTTGATCACGGCCAGTGCTCCTATAGCTGCAGCCAGGATCCCAAGAGCAGTGGCCACACCGACCACCACCGCTTGAAGAGCCGGAGACTGCTGGATCACCTGGGCACCTTTTGTAATAAAGTCTGCTACTCCCTTCACTACATCGGAGATAGCCGGAGCCAGAGCACCACCCAGGGCCATCTTCACATTGTTTGTGGCCTGGGCCCATGCATCCTGCATGGTAGTAGCGTTATCGGTAGTCTCTGCCAGTGCTCCCTGATTTTCCTGGAGCACCTTGGTCCATTCCTGGATGTTAAAGTTTCCGCTCTGTACATTGGCAGCCAGCTCCTGAGCTGCTTTTTTACCAAAGACTTCCTCTACAGTCAGACCGGTATCACCAACCTGAGCCTGCAGGGCCTCTGATACAGTGTCACACTCTGAAATGGCACTGATAGCATCCTGGAAAGCTCCAGGCACATCATTTGTGGCTCCTGACAGAGTACTGACTGCCTTCTTCATGCCGGACATGACACTGGAGACATTGGCTCCACCATCAGACAAAGAGATCAGCATGGCCAGGGCTTCATCAGTACTGTATCCCAGCTCCTGGAATGATACACTGTTTTCAGACAGATATTTTGTCAGATCATCCACTGACAGCTGACATGACTGGTTAGCCGTTGTCAGATCATCCAGGAGACCGTCTACGTCACTGATATCCAGTCCCCACCGTTTCATCACATTGGCAACGTCATCAACTGCTTTGACACCGTCAGTCCCGGTATGCTGTGAGAAGTTTGACATCTTTACAGTCAGATCTTCTGCAGAATCACCGGTTACTCCAAAACGTGTATTCAGTTCAGCCAGGATCTCAGATATACCTGCCAGATCCTGATCAGAATCTGCTATCCTTCCAAAAGCATCTTGTGCTGCTGTATTTAAATCTCTTAAAGCATCCCCGGATGCCCCAGTACCTTCTACAATAGCTGCATTCGCTTCATCAAATGCTTCAGCCATCTCTATGGCAGCATCAGCCATGTCTTTGATTGCAGAAGCTATTCCTGCACTCATGACTATATCAGCCATGGTCTCCACGGAAGATCCGGCTTCATCTGCAGCCTGGCTCTGATCCGTCAGTCCCTGATTGGTTTCAGTCAGCTGACTCTTCAGCTTTTCTTCCTGAGTCTGAGCATACAAAAGCTGTCTTTCCAGCTTAGCTACCTCTTCAGAATCTTCACCATAAATATCTCTGGCTACTTCCAGCTTCTGAGTCAGAGCTTCCTGCTTTTCTGCATTTGCTTCCAGCTGAGCTTCCAAGAGTTGAGTTTTTTGCTGCAGGTATTCGCTTTCATTCCCAGTGTTCTGAAATTGAGCTTCAGCCAGCTTCATCTCAGCTCTCAATGTTGACATCTCAGAATTAGCATCACTGATTGCCTGGGTGAATTCAGAAGTTTCCGCTGTAAAGCGGACCTTAGCTTCATTCTTACCTGCCACTCTTACGCTCACCTTCTTTCCTCATGGCATACGCAAACCAGCTATCATAGGCGGTCTTATTTTCCACGATCCGATCAAGGGAAGCCAGATCACAGTCCCAGAATAAATAGTCCGGGATCTTCATGATCATCACATAATATGTGTAGTAGTCCTCTATCTCTTCCAGTGGAAAATCAGGCGGTCTAATATTACTTACTTTCCTTTTTGTCGCTTTCCGGAAGGCATCGGGGAACCCTGTTTTTTTCCATTGGTACCATAAAGCTTCTTGAAGACTTCACCCATCTCCTGCCTGCTGTCAGTCAGCTTATACAGAAAATCTTCAATCTTCATATAATCTTCATCTTTGACATGAGCACACCTGTATGCAATGTAGAGGAATTCTCCCATATCCAGTTCTGTCATGCTGGAAGAATCCTTCTGTACCATTTTCTGCAGTGCAAAGTATCTGTCTACCATCGGCTTATCTTTTTTAGACAGCTCAAACAGGGCACCAAGATTTAATGTAAGATCTATAGACCCACCGTCATTAGTACTGATCTTGTGATATACTGCCATGTTTTTATCCTCCATAATAATTCAAAAGGAGACATCCTACTTCTTAGATATCTCCTTATCATTCTTAGATTCAGGTTCCACAAAGGGACCTACCTCCAGGATCTCATTGATCCTGTCCTTCTTAAGATTCAATCTGACACCAGGATGATAAATCTTCCCGGTATATTTATCAGCAAATTTTTTGATTACTGTTACCCACATAACTTACTACCTCCTTAAGAGGATGTGGTGTCATCAGCTGCAGCATCAAGCTGTGCAGTCTCAGAGCTGAATGTGGTCATCCAGTTGGACGGAGTAAGCACATCACCAGTCAGCTCTACTTCAAGTGCCTGATATTCACCCTTGTTGTAATCATCCGGCATGTAGCTCAGCTTCATCTCAAGTTCAGCAACTTCCTCAGCTCCGTTTTCAATCTCCAGGGCATTGATCTCTTCTACCTTGCATCTTGGATATCCAAGGAACATGATGTTATCATCCTCATCCTTGACTCTGGCAGTAAGAGCAAGCTCCGGCATAGACTGAGTATTATCAAATGCATACACACCAGGCTGCAGACCTTCATTGGTCATAGCGTGGATCCTTCTGTACAGAGCCATCTTGATATGCATCTTCAGAGTGATAGTCCCATTGCCGGTAGGCTTGGTCTTCCTCTTTTTCACAACTCCCCTGCATTTCTTAGTGACTGTCTTGGTCTCACGTTCTACATTAAGACTTCCAACACAGTCATCCCTGGTGTAACTCTCATCACCTGCCACTTTGATGGCAAGCTGATCACACTCATAATAAGAGTATACGTCATCAGGTGTAAACATATTATTCCTCCTTTTAAAAATCCTCTGTCAGTTTACCCAGACAGAGTTCCACCACTGTATCAGCTGCTTCTTCCGCTCCACGCTGAAAGAATTGCTGATTTCCGGCATGTCTGATGGTGTTGGTTCCATCGTCCGGAAAATATAGGTAATTGTATGCCGTTTTTGATTTGATGGTCACGGCCAGCATCTCAGTATTAAGCTGCTGGAGAGAGTCAGCACTTGCAGCCGGAGCTCTCTTTCCTCTCCACTGTCTTCCGGAAGAAGGGATCAGCATATGGACCTGCTCCTTAATATGCTGGCCACCTTCACCGTGCAGCACATCATTGATGATCCGTAATGCTCCGGATCCATAGTCTTCCATGGTCTTCTGGAGAGATTCAACCTCATCAAAATCCAATTCAAATGATGCCATGATCAACACCTCTTCTCAGGATGATACAGAGTAATGGTAGCCATCTCCACCACCATGTTAGTAGATCCCTTGAAAATATAATTATACTGAATGTCATCATTAGTCATCTTCAACTTGGTACCGGTCTCAGACCGCTGCTGCAGGGCAGCAATTACTTTTTCCACATATCCCTCCGGGATATAATCCTCATGGATAATGTGGACCTGATAAAAAGTCTGCAGATCCACTTTGGATCCCTGGTTATTCTTTGTGGTCTTCCAACGGTTGAACACAAAGTAGTTCCAGTAGGTCAGTTCCTTCTCTCTGCAGGCACCATACCAGACACCCTGCATAGGTACACTCTGATCAGCAACCAGGGCAGTCAGTGTCTCACGGATCCGGTCCAATACACTATTACTCATGACAGCTTCCTCACTTCCTCCAGGTATAGATACATCTCTGATCTATCCCGGTCTTTGTCCAGGTCAATGATACTGTACAGCATATCCTCAATCAGCACCTGGTGGAATTTTGTCACCTGATTCCGGAACCGGGTTTTTACCTTCAAAGTCAGATTCCTTCCCTGACTCTCAGCAAAGGCCAGATCCTGCTCTCTCCTGTACATTTCATTATAGTTCAGTTTCAGGATCTTCTCCAGCTCCTTCTTCTTTGTTGGATTCTTCACAGCATTGAAAGAGCTGTGATCAGATTCAGGCTTGCAGATGAAGAGGACACCATCATTGAACGTGGAAAATCTACTCTTCATCTGCTCCCTCCTTTGCAGCGGCTACCTCATACTTGTGCCGGATCTGCAGGATCTCAGCTCTGTACGCACCATCAAACTCATTCAGGCATTCATTCCATGCATAACTGCAGTAATCCAGATACAGCCTTCTTTCCTGGCCGGGAGTGAAGTAATCTACTTCAGCTCCCAGCTTATGATTGAGTGCTATCTCTGCATCAAGCATCATGTCGATCACTTTGGCATCCGTGTCTGTATCACTCCACGTGATATTCAGATATCTTTTCACCTGGTCAACCAGGCTCTGAGGAAGTTTATTCCTGTCCATCATGACCGATCACTCTCCTCTCATTATGCAGATACAGTACCTGGATCAATCGTAACTGCTGCAGCCTTCATGTAGATGTAGGCTTCCTCAAGTTCAGAGATGTCAAGAAGGACAGCACATGTGTTATCATATGCCTTACCCATAGCATGCATCTTGATCTTGAAGGTTCTCTTATCCTCCAGGAACTTAAACTCATCGGAGAAGGTGATGGTACCATCTTTAGAAGTACCTACACCAAGGAAATACTCTTCCGGTAGACAGAGGATAGCTTTACCGGCAGCAACGCTGTTGGACCGGATCACCTCAGTCGGGAAGGGGAAGATGTCCTTTGTGAAGGTTCCTGCTGCATTCAGGACAGTAGTGGCCGGCATAACCTTGGCCAGGTAATCCTTCTGATTACAGATGATAGTTACACTGTCAAACTTTCTAGGTCTTCCACCGTGCTTAGTGTAGCCGGACTTAGGAGATCCGTCTGCATTGGCTGCAGTACTAGCAGGAGTGATAGCTCCATCAGAGTTTGCTGTATACCATACCTCAGTTTCTGCCAGCATGGACAGAACCCCACCATACTCCTTGGGCATGAAGGATGTGATAGCAACCGGATCTTTCTGAGGATAACCGGTGGAACTGTTTACAGTGACACCCTGGTGAATATCTCTGTCAAGACCAATAGGCTGATCATGACCGCTGCCGGATACAGAAGCATCCTCAAGTGCTACCAGTACAGACTCCTTCAGGAATGTACGAATATAGTTATCCAGGAACGTAGGACCAAGATCCAGCATATCCATCTCAATGACAGCATATGCAGACAGCTTGCACTGAGTGACCTCAACGGTCCGGAATGCAGACTCGATCTGCTGGCTGATCTGAGCATTGATGGCTCCCCATGCAGCAGTCTGTACAGAATGATCATTCAGGATCCATCTGGTCAGATACTCAACATTAACAAAATTGATCCTGGCAAGAAGAGGATGGTCTGTTACAAGGTCTTTGTAAACATCCTCAACGATGGTGGTAGGCATTACCTTATCAGACAGGAGACCATTCATAGTCTGAACAGTAGCACCACTCTGCTTACCAGCTTTGATCAGGTTCTGATAGAAGCTGGTCTCTTCAGAAGTCAGTACTCTGAATCCTCTCTGTAAAAGGATCTGCTGATCACCATGAGCGGACTCATAGTCTGCCAGGACAGTGGCAGCAATGGCATTGCCAAAGTTCTCAAATGCTGCTTCTACTGCAGCTACGTCCGGTGCTTCTGCTGTAAATACATTCCTCAGTTCAGCAGCAGCATTCTGTACCATAGAATTCTCTCTAAGCATATTAGTTTACCTCCTTAAAAAGCATTTTAAAAATATTACTCATACAGTTTTCTTGTTTTCCATCATCGGAATCTTCATCCTCATCATCCGGATCCTCTTCCGGATCATCAGGATCTTCATCCTCATCATCCGGATCTGCTTCATCTTCCTTCTGAAGGATAGCCAGGAGCTGGTCAATCTTCTGCTCAAGAGGATTGGTGTTCCTTTTGAGTACCGCTTCACGGATGATACTGAAAGCAGACTGCTGTACCTCCGGATCATCTTCCTCCAGATCTGCCACCTCAGTAGCAAAACCATACTTCAGACATTCCTCAGCTGTCAGCCAGGTCTCATCATTCATCATGGTCTTGATCTCATCCTCTGACAGATTGGATACCAGCTTATAGGCTTCAATGCTGGACTGATTGATCTTGTCATTATCCTCTGCAGCTTTCCTCATCTCATTACTGTTAGCATATCCAAGATAGCTCATGCAGTTATGGATCATCATGAGTGCTATGCTTCCCATCGTTCGCACATCACCTGCACAGAAGATGATGGTGGCTGCAGAGCAGGCAAAACCATCACAATACGTGTGCACGGATGCCGAATGACGTTTCAGAGCAGAGTAGATAGCAAGAGCTTCAGCCACTTCACCACCATAAGAATTGATGTAAACATTGATGGTATCCACATCCAGATCATTGATCTCTTTGATGATCTGCCTGGAAGATACTTCAGCAATGTTCTCATCATCTCCGTACCATCTCTCCAGATCAGTTGCAAAGCTGGTGATATTACCATAAATGATGATGTCTGCTGCACGGTTTTCACTGTTTACCGTGATCTGATAAAACTTTTGCCTTCTCACCGTCATTCACCTCCTTCCGCTGATGATAGAAATCTTTCGATCTCTTCAAAATTCTTAGTAATGAAGTGCTTCCTGGACCAGTCGGTGTTGAGTGGAGCATCACCCAGCATCTCCCTGACCTCATCTATACACTTCACACCAGATGAAATAAGGTTTGACACATCAGCAGCCACGTCAAAGAGATCCCTATGCATGATCTTGCTGGTGTCCACCTGATAACGATTTCCGGCCACATAATTATCCAGGCCGGCCCTCTTATTCAGTGCTTCTGTGATCATGTCCGCATACGGATCCACACCAAAGGTGAGGAAGGATCCGATGATATCAGCCATGTTAGTGATATTCCCGGTCATCATACTGTCCGGAATATGAAAAGCACCTGCTACAGAAGCAAATAGCTCTTTTTTCAGCTCCAAAAAATCTGAAGCTGATCCGGATCCGCTGTTATAGACTGGATCCGCTTCCAGCTTATATCCGTCAAACTCCGGATAGACTGCATTCTCAGACTCCATGTAAGTCTTCAGCTGTTTCTTGATGAATTCTTCAAATTCCTCATTGAATTTCTCATCTCCGGCCTTCACTCCATCAATATGCAGCTTATATTTCTGTCCATTACTCAGCTTCAGGTTTTTGGCAGCACCGGACAGGATCTTCCCATACTGCTCATACATTCCATCTATCAGCTGTCTCACATTGATGTTATCCAGCCGGAACATATAGCTGTCATTCTGACTGAACTGCTTATTAAAAGTGAAGTTCCCAACAGCAACGCTCTCATAGATGTCTCCCAGGATAGGCCGTTCAGATGCCCGGCCAAAAGAGTCAGCACAATAAAGATAGCCATTGGCTTCCACCACCAGAGCTTCACCTTCCCGGATGACTTTATTGATCACCTTGTGCCAGAACACAGAGGAAGTCTCATTCCTGTTGGGTGAAACATTCAGCAGAAAGTAGTCCTTCTTTTTTACAGGGACACCATTTTCAAAGGTCCGCATCTCAGACCGGCTTATAGCATTACTGATCAGGGAGGATGCCGTGAAAATGGCAAGCTCTCTGTAGTAGAGCTCAGCTGGAATGTCTATGATGACAGCAGAAGGATTTCCTCCCACTCTTTCCTTCACAGGAAACAGCTTTTCCAGGAAGTCACTGATCCATGCCATATCAATCACCTCCTTAGAATGTTATAACATTGATCTTATTCAGCTTAGGACGTTCCTTGATGGATGACTCCGGTACCATACTGGCCACCAGAGCCATAAAAGGATCCGTCTTCCTGCTTTTGGCTTCGATTTTTGCATAAACAAAGGAGCCTTTATCAGCTCCTACATCTCTGCCATATCTAATTGTCTTGGTGTTATTGGTTGCCCACCGGAGTACCGGATTATTACTCCAGTGAAAATACCTGTTCAGGAAGCAGTGGTCAATCACCGGCACCACTTTGATGATGTCCGTCTGCTTCACCAGCATGAGATTACCGTGCTCTTTTGAGATTCCCACTTTGGCCAGAGCATCAGACAGGAGGGAATACCTGTAGGAGTCAATGGCCACCATGCTTATGTTATAGATCTTACCCATCTCCTGGATGTAATTTGCCACTATAGAAGGATGGATCTCCACATCATCCACATACTGCAGATAATCTGTCTTGATCCATTCCTGCCATGGTGCTTTGATCCGTGGGATATCCCTGGAAGCGGAGCAGATCCAGGCTTTGTTGATGTCATACCTGTCATTCCCACTCTTGAAATGGAAATTAACGGCTACCCAGTCGGTGGTTGATGCATAATCAATGCCTACAGTGCAATTCCACCCTTTAAGATCCGGGATCTCCTGGTTAGTGGCAGCTATGGACTCCCAGTCTGCCACTGCTGACTCTTTGGCTGACTCCGGCAGGTTCATCCTCTTACTCATGAAGGCCGGCAGCCGGTCAGGATTCTTTTTCCATTCCTTATATTCCTTCCGGATCTCCAGTAAAAGGTCCGGAAGATATGGGAGTGATGGGTTAGCTTTTGTCCAGTTGGACTCATCATCCACCTCAGATTTGTCATCCAGTTTACAGATGAATGGTAATGTACCATTGTCTTCTGCTCCGCTCCGGAGGATATCTTCTGAATCATCGAGTAGATCATCCAGTGGTCCCTCTCTGATATCTCCATTGGTAGTGTAGTAAGATCTCCTGGGATGCTTCTTCTTTCCCAGGCCAGTAGTAAAAACATTGATATTATCATAGTTTTGATACTGGTGGATCTCGTTGAAGATCACGATGCCGGACCGGAGACCATCTTTTCCTTTAGGACTGTTCGTCCTTCCTTTGATCACAGACCTGGTCTTCACGGATATGATCCGCTCTTTGGTCCAGTGATAGAATTTTTTGATCTTCTTTGTTATCTCCGGCATTTCAAAGAAGCCGGTCAGGTCCTTTACAGGCCGGACAGCCTGATCTTCATTGTTGGCACATATGTCCACGTCATATTCACGGATCCCATTATAGGGACTGGTGAGCAGAAAGCTCTCCACGGCAATGGTTCCATCTTTCCCGGCACCACGGCCCAGCTCACAAAAGAGATCCGGCCACCGTGGCTGTCCTGTATCATCCCAGTAGGTACAGTCATGCAGAGCGATCACAAACTTCTGCCAGGGAAAAAGAGGAAATGGTAAGTATCTTTTGCACATATTCATGTACTTCCGGAGCTGATCCTCATCCACATGGATCTTTTCAGTCTCAAAACAGTGCTGTACATACTCCACCAGGAGATGCTGCTCCTCACAACACTTGAATTTTTCCTGTTCTACAATGTCAATCCATTCCTGGACTTCTTCCGGCAGTTTATAGCTCTTCGTCATCCGGAGCACCGTCTTCCGGCTTGATACCTAGCATGTCCAGGAGCTTGATCATCTGCTGGTTTGTCTTCAAAATCTGGTCAACACTGTCATTTTTCTTCCGTCCGTACTGAGTTTCTGAATTCCTCCACTCTACACTGACTCCATTTTCGAGAATGTCAGCATTGGCCAGCTCTTTGACAATGTACATTTTCATGTAATCATCCACCAGATCAAGGAAGAAGGGAGTGTCATTCCCGGATCTCTCCAGCTGGTCTACAAGTGAAGTTTTGATTTTCTTGTACGCTCTTGTCCGCTTGATGCTCTCAGCAGTTGGCATCTGAACCACCCTCCTTCATACGTGTGAGCAGAGATGATCTGTCTTT